TTATCGAAAACGTTTGTGACTTCGCGATGACGCGCGGCGAGGCAGTTTCGCAAGAACGCGTGGCGGGGATGCGGGCGTTCGGTTGCGCACGAGCGTGGCCGATCCGATTGTAGCGGCGGGAGGCTGCGGCGCGGGAAACGATCGGTGGCGATGGCGGCGGCGCTCATGCGCGCGGCGCGGTGCGATGCGCCGCACCCGAATCGGGGAACGGATGCGCGAAGCAATGGTAGAATCGCGTCCGCCCTTTTGCCGGGGTGATGAAATTGGTAAACATAGCGGACTTAAACGATTGAGTGCCCGGCCGGAAACGGCCGGTGCAGAACCCTTCAAATTCGGCGAAACCCCTGATGCGCGACGCGCATCGAGGCAACACCGAGCCAAGCCTCGCGGCGCAGCGCTCGCGAGGAAGGTGTAGAGACTAGACGGGGGGCGCCTAAGGCGCACGGGCAGCGATAAAACGCCCGCGCGCGATGGCGAAGGCATAGTCCAGCGCACGAACGGCGTCGTCTTGGCGACGCCGGCTTTGAAAGAAGCAGTGTGACGAAAATCCGCCGCCTTAATTGGCTTGCCGGTTCGAGTCCGGTCCCCGGCACCACATATGCTCCCAAGCATTTCCATGCTTGTCTAAAAAGCCCCGTCAGTCAAGCACTTACGGGGCTTTTTGTTGCCAGGTTTGCCCAGCGCTTCCCATTGACACCCACATAATCCGGGGGCATCGTAGGGGGCAGTTATCCTGATCCGGGGCATCGAAATGCCCCCACGCTCAAATGCCCCTTACTGATGTCGCCGTCCGTGCGGCCAAGCCCCGCGAAAAGTCCTACAAGCTGGCCGACGGCCAAGGCATGTACCTCGAGGTTATGCCGAATGGCTCCAAGTACTGGCGGTTGAAGTATCGCATCGACGGTAAGGAGAAACGGATGGCCCTCGGGGTCTATCCGGCCGTGACCTTGCTGGCTGCCCGTAAGGCCCGAGACGAGATCAAGGAGCAGTTGCGCAGCGGTCTGGATCCCTCGCACGAAAAGAAGCGCGTGAAGGCGCAGCGCAGCCTGGATCGCGTGAATTCGTTCGAGCCCATCGCTAGGGAGTGGCATGAACAGCGAAAGCAGTCGTGGAGTGAGGGCCACGCTGTACGAATCATGAAGCTACTCGAGCGCGAGTTGTTTCCGGGACTCGGTGCACGACCGATCGCCGAGATCATGGCGCCGGAGTTGCTCGCGGTGATTCGAAAGATCGAGTCGCGCGATGCGATCGAACTCGCGCACAAGGCCATCCAGGCAACGAGCCAGATCTTCCGATACGCGATTGCCACCGGCCGGGCAGAGCGCGACCCCGCTCCCGATCTCCGCGGCGCGCTGAAGACCCGTTCCGTCGTGCACATGAAGCGTGTGAGCGAGGCCGAACTGCCGGAGCTCATGCAGAAGATCAGCGCGTACGACGGCGACTTGCAGACGCGCCTGGCACTGCAGTTCATGGCGCTGACGTTCGTCCGGACGAGTGAACTGCGGTTCGCGGAATGGACCGAGATCGACGAGAAGAAGAAGGAGTGGCGCATCCCGGCCGAGAAGATGAAGATGCGCACGCCGCACATCGTGCCGCTGTCGAAGCAGACCCTCGAGGTGATCGCGAAACTCCGCGAACTGAACGGCCACAGCCAGTTCCTGTTCCCGAGCCGGTCGAGCTCCAAGAAGCCGATGAGCGAAAATACGATCCTGTACGCCCTGTACCGGATGGGCTACCACTCACGGATGACGGGGCACGGCTTCCGTGGCCTCGCGTCGACTATCCTAAACGAGCACAATTTCAACCGGGACTGGATCGAGCGCCAATTGGCGCACAGCGAGCGCGACGGCGTCCGGGCGGCATACAACCACGCTGAATACCTGCCCGAGCGCCGGAAGATGATGCAGTGGTGGGGCGATTACATGGAGAACTTGGGCGGCCACCAGGATAATTGAGAAGGAGCTACGCGTGACCATTCGGGTGGCGGAAACCATCTACCGTCAGCAGCCCGGCGGAATGCCCCGCTGGCATGTCTGAAGGCGAAGCCTGTCGGACGTGAGCATGGCGTACCTGAAGCAGTGCGATCCGAAGACGTTCAGGTGGTACCGACCTGATTGCCGCCGATGGTTGTGCAATCATCGGTGGCCCAACGCTGGCAAGGTGATAAGTCGACCCGCGTACCGTACCTCAAGTTGCTCGAGCCACGACCGTAAACACGAAAAGTAGGCCGTCTTTTTCGCTTGATCGTCGGGCTAGGGTTAATTTTTCATCTTTTTTTGTAACCCACAACTTGACAGGTGATAAAATTGTCTCCATCTAGAGGCGAGGCTCCGTAAATGATTGATTTTTCAAGGATTGTCCATCGGTCTGGATCAGTTTCAAGGCGGAGCACCTTCTCGGAGAACGCCATGAAAGACAGCGACAACATGATCGACCTTCTTCCCGTCGAGACGGAAGTCGTAACGGCAAAGGAGTTCTTGCGTCTCACGAAGGAGAACCCGACCATTGTCAAGCATAGTCGTGTGACGATGGCCCCGCTAGGCTCCAAGGATTTCGGAAACTTCGAAGTGACGTATACGCGCCCCATCTACAAGCACATCATCGTGGAATCGTCCTGTAAGAAGAAATAATGTCGAATCAACCTGTACCAAAACAAAACAATCAGCAGGGCGGCGGTAACGGGGTCATCAAGCCGGAGATGCTTGAGAAGTTTTTGGACCTGCAGACCAAGGAACAGGCGATTCGGGGCCAGGAGCTCGCGCTGCGCACCAAGGAGATGGAGCACAACGCGAAGCAGGCCGGCGATATTCTCGGCGCACAAGAGCGTGACCGGACGGCATCCCGGACCCACGAGCGAAAGATGAGCCGCGATCGGCTCATCTTTTTTGCATTCGTCTTGGTCATTGCCGTGGCTTCGGTCATCATTGCGCTTTATATGGGTAAAGATCAGTTCGTTATCGAGGCGATGAAGTTGATCGGTACTTTCCTGGCCGGCGGCGCCAGCGGTTACGGCGTAGCGAAGGTACGCCAGGACAAAAACCAAGACTCATCCGACTGATACCGTTTGTACGGTTGTGCCGAGAAGCCCCGCCCCGAGCGGGGCTTTTCACATCCGACGGGCTGCGCGATGATGACGCCGTTGCGTGGCCGGAGCAGCACTCACGCTGGAACCAGTACGCCGAGCAATTCCTTCCAACCAGCCCAATGATCGAAGCACCATGTGACGCCTGCGTCGCGCTGCACGGCGAGTCGTCGAGCCGGGAAGCACAGCACCTCGAATTGGTCGGAGTGGTCATGCGCAACAATCGCCCGTTCGAAGAGCACTACGAGTGTCCGTCGTGCGGCGCGTCGTTATCGCGTCCCTTGATGGCTTTGCCCGAAGCGAGCGTCTGGTTCATGGTCGACGGTACACGACAGTGACCCGTACGGTAGTCGCAGCCTATCGGATACCGCGTCCACCACTTCATATCAGATGACGGTAGACCTTGATGAACCGGGTGCCACTGCTATGATTGATGGGTCCTGTGGCAGTCTCGAATGGAGCAGACGATGTCCAACTTGTCCGCGCAAGCCGTCGTCTCCGGTAAAACCGTCCAAGTCGTGCTGCAACCTGAGGAAGTGGTAGCCAAGATTTACATCGTCGATAGCGATGGAAGTTCGTATCGGCCACGAACAATGTCTGTCCAAGAGTACGTCGATGCCGGCATGTCTGACGACGAAATGATTCGGCACATTCTCGACGTCGTTAGCGAATCTCTTGAGCAACTAGATCGCGTGCAGTCACGGTAATCGAGGCATCTATGGCAGGAGTCGTCGACAAGAGCACTTGGCTGCTCGACGCGGATCGACATCTGCGCTGTGCCACACGCTGATCTTTCGCCCGACACTACTGCATCCCCGCTCGCCTCATCTCCTCTCGCAGCAAATGCATCAGCCGATGCAACTGTCCCTGTGCGCCCGAGAGATCATCGTGTTTATCGTTGTGACGCTGCATCAACGGGGCGGCCACGCAGGATTATCGACCGCCCCCGTACCTCTAGTTGCTGCCGCTCATGACAGTATTCGGAGCGCCCGTATGTGGCGCGCCGGTATTGGGTGTACTAGTCACCGGCTCGCATGAACAGGGCTCAGATGTCACCTTGCATTGCTGACCTTTTTCGTCGGTCCAGATCGTTTGCTTGACCGAGTGAGGGTTTTTTGTGCAGCCGCACTGCACATACTTGGACCCAGTTGGATTACAGGACGCGTGGGCTTGCATCGCAAAGATAGACGTCGACAGAAGCAGGCCAACCAGAAGAATTTTTCTCATTCTTGATCTCCGTGCGTGGGTATGTAATTGTTGTTCGCACCTCGTGGTGTCCCTATGGTCAAGCACCAAAGGTGCTATGGAGATTTATAGACGAAGATTGTTGGCTTTATCGGACAAATTCGTGCATGCGACGACATCGAGTCCATGACACCCGATCATGCAGCACATGCGCCGGCCAGGCGACGAGAAGCACACGGTCGTGATCCTGCGGCCGGGCGACTGGGATGAAGGGATCACGACGTCGAACGTTTAGGTGGCGCGGTCGATGCCGCAGCTGTATCCGGCTGAGGATATGATTAACAACGTGCTGCAGCCTGCGGAGCGCAGGCGTACGGAACCCAGATGGAAGAACGCGTTGTAGGTGAGTGACGTCCAGTTCTCAGCTGCGCACTGTGTGTGCTGGCGATCGTAATGAGGGGGATGGAATGCGCGCGCTCCGCATGAAGGATGTGTCCACGAAGGTCGGCCTCGGTCAATCGAGGCTCAGCCGCATGATCGCAGCCGGCGCATTTCCCCGACCGTTCGAACTTGTGCCGGGCCGCACCGCATGGCTTGAATCGGCTATTGACGCCTGGTTGGCCGAGAAGGCCGGCGTAAATGTGGAGCCATCAGCCGTTGCGCCGAAGGAGGGCGATCGTGAACGGCTCGACGAACTTGCGCGCAAGATCGCTGCGCGGCTGACGCCGCACGCCCTTTGGGATCTCGCCGAAGTCGCGGAATACCTTCATCGCAGCGAGCAGCACACGCGGCAGTGGATCATCACGCAGGACGGGTTCCCGCGGCCGATTCGCATCCCTTCAGGCAAAAGCGCAACCGAGCGCGCCCGGCCGCTTTGGCGCGCGAAAGACGTGATCGCGTGGGCCGAGTCTCATATCGAGGAGTGAGCCGGCACGCAACTATCAGGTTCGACCGTAGAGCTGATTGCACTCCTTAATTGCGGCGGCGCGCTGCTTGTCGATGAACGCGGCGAGGTCCGAGATGTGGACTCCTTTCGCGCATTTCTGCGATCGCTCCATCCTGATCACCGGCAGCGCGATCTCACCGGCAGAGACCTTGCGCATCAGAGTCGGCAAAGTCAGCGGAGCGAAGAAGTCGCGGCAGACATCTGCTATCGGGATGATCGCGCGGGCGCCATATTGCACCATGAGTATGAAGACCGTGTTCATTTCACTGAGAAGGGCGATGAATGGTTGCGGGCTTGGCGGCAACATAAGGGATCGGACGTGCCTCGTCCGTGGTTTCGTCGTGGCCATAGAATGGTGCCATCTGACCTTCGGAGAACGTCGTGAGCATCTTGCAAAAGAAACGTGTTAGTGCTGCCGAAGCAGCCACCATTTTAGGCGTCCCCAAGGAAACGATTAGTCGAATCGATCGACGAGGTGAAATCATCCGTCGATACAGGCTTGGCCACAAGACCGTCGTCTACGACGTCGAGTCACTTGAGCAGTTCCTGTTGGCGAAGGAGGTGCGACCGGTGCAAGCGCCGACTGTCGGTCCGGTCGTCCGTGGTCGGAAACCGTATCCGACGCGTACCGTTACGCTGCCGGGCGAGAAGAAGCAAAGCAGCCTCCGCGAACTTCTGATGGGTAGGCTCGAGGAGAGCAGCCGACAAAGTAATGGAACGGCGGATCGGCGATCCCGAAAGAAGAAGTGACATACGTCGCATCCTCAGCGCGGGTTTACAAAATTCCGCTTGACGACGTAACGTGTCGGACATAATCTTGAATCGCGCTTGAGACAACAAGCGCCGGGTTTGGCGACTCGAGTTCTACAGGCGGACGACCGCCGCATCAGGCGGTATTTTTTCGTCCGTTGTATCATCACGTCCATTCTGTTACGGGTGGGCCGTGATGGGGAGACCTTCGGGTCTGCCGGTTTCCTGTAGGCCGGTTCGCCAACCCTGTCACGTGCCCGCCCACCCCATTTGGCGATGGGACGCGGGCTCCAAAACTACAGGAGCTGTCATGTCTACCGTCAAGTCTTCGTCTGCTGTTCCCTCCCCGAAACCCGACTATACCGACGCTGCATTTCGCGGCGCGCTGATGAGCGATCAGTATGTCGCTGATCGTGCCGTATGCGGCTTCGTCTCGCTCGCAGACCTCGGTGATGTTGCGCGTGCAGCTGATGCGCTACGAACCGTCGCGCGCCTCGTCCACAACAGTCTTTCCGAACCCGAAATATCGGGCGCTGAGCCGCTCGGGTTGTCTGCTCATTTGGGCCTGCTGAATGCGGCCGAGGTGATCGCGAAATATCTCGTCGAACTCGAGGAACGCATGCACGAGACGGCTGATTCATACGCACGAGTCAAGGCGGATTCGGAGGTGCGCCATGACTGACATTCGTGCGCTGAAGACCGCTCCCGAGCTGCTTTCCGGCAGCAGTGTAGTGACCAGTTTTCTGTCGATCACTGCAGGCTTGCCGCTGGTAGATGCCCTGGAAGCCTCGTCCTGCCATCTGGCGATTGCACGCGACGTGTTGAACGAGACTGCCTCCAATAGCGCCGCAAGCTCGAGCCATTTGTATGCCGTTCTCACGTCCATCGAAATAGCCAAGGGCTTGCTCGATGCCGCTGTCACGGCTATTGCGTGCGATGGCAAGGAGGTGCGTCATGACTGACGTTCGCGTACCGGCCGGCACACTCAAATGGCTCGGTGACTCGCTGCTTTGCGATGGGGCGCCGGCTATTTTTCAATTCATGCGCTGTGACGGGCGAATCGACACGATGCCGCTGCGCGAGTGCCTCGCGGTCGCTGATCGGATCGACCCATACGGCCGCAGCCGGATCGTGTCGGCGCTCGACTATGGCTTGCAGCACAATATGCTTGCTAACGATGACCGTGACGCTTGGGTGACCGAGCGCACGCGCGTTCTTTCACTGTCGACTGCAGAGCGGGGGGAATGATGACGAAGTCCAGGAAGTCGCAGAAAAAGCCGACGCCGGCATTTGAACGTCCATGGATCGATGCGTTTCCATATCGGAGCCTGGCATCACGCACTCAAAATCCCGCTACAGCCGACGCAGAACTTAGAGCGTTTTTGCCAGGTGGATGCGTAGTAGCGTATATCGACGAGTTGGACAGAACTCATGTGATGGAGGGCCGGGTGTATGGCTTGACTTCCGGGGGAAGACCGCTGCTGATTGGATATCAGGTAGAGCATGGGCTGGTCCGAGAGCACGTGTGGAAAGCGATTGAAAGGGTGGATCGGATCTTCATCCTGGAGCGCGATGTCCAATTGGTCGATAGAACGGCCCCGTGTCAGCACGCGTCTAGATTCACTGAAATCTTTGCGTTGGCACCTAATACGGCGCTGGATCTGACAAAGCACGAAGCAGAAGGATATTGACACTGATAGTCGTGCCTAGCTCTACAGGGCAAAACCAGGGCTCCCTTACCCTGTTGGCGCGGTTCCTGATTAGGGGGGCGTGAGGGCCCAATGTTCTCAATAGAAGATGAGCTTCATCAGATTTTTCGTCCAGGTGCGCGGGAATCGAAGCGTCCGAAGCTTTCGAGTGAAATTCATCCGGTTGTTCGGAATATGTTCAAACGGGGTTTTCATTTCGCGCGTGAGCCATTTGAGCTTGCTAAGCGCAAAGGAATTCCCTGTTCGAGCATATCCACGCAAGTGATCGAATGCGCAGTGGCTCTGAATCGATTGTTATCGACGAGTTACGACTTAAAGTATCCAGTATTTGATTCTCCGGAATGTGATCTTTTTAAGACATGTGGCGTTTCTAAAGCAATGTTCTCTGTGTTCATGCGCAAGGGGTGGTCCACATATGTCTGGCGTCCCGAGCTCGTAGAGTTCTCGTCGTTCCGAGCGTGTATTGGGATGGCAATGATGATATATGGCTTGTACATTCAGCGTTCGATGAGGGAAGGGAGTATCGACCTTGCCTTATCGCAGTGTGCGGATGCCTACGGTCTTTTACTGTTGCATCTTGAGAAAAAAACGACTGTGAAATATCGGCAGGCGAAGGAAGCCCTGAGCATGGCTCCTACGCAGCTCGCACGCAAAGGAGCGGCTGCACGCAAGGAGAGGCTCGATCCAGTTCGCCAGTTTGCTTTGCAACTGGCAAATGCAGGAAGCTATCGAAGCCGGCGTCAGGCCGTTCTCGCAATTAAGGACCGAGTGGTTTCCCATGCCCGATCGCTCCTCAATATTTCGATGAGTGAACAGCAGGCCGAGAAGACTATTGATGGCTGGTTAAAGGACCTCGGATATACCCCGTCATCCGGCAAACAGGGTATGTCTGCAAGCAAAGATACTACGTCATCAAGCTGACGATCTATCACGACTTGTCGCCAAACAACAAACTTTGCTCACGATCACTTCCCAACGTGAGCTAACGTGAAAAAGACAGCACCGCCAGCCGATTCCGGCAAGCCGATCGAGCCGATCCTTCCCCGGGTCGGCCTCTCCAAATGGGCACAGATCGCGCCCTTTATTCCGATGTGCCGCGAGTCCTGGCGGAAGCTGGGGCTCGCGGGCAAGGCTCCGCAGCCGATCCGGATGAGCCGCACGCATTCCTGCTACAGCAACGCCGAAGTGCATCGGTGGCTGGCGGATCCGCTCGGCTATGCCGCTCCTCAGGAACAGCAGGAGGCGGCGTGAAATCACAGCTCGATCCCACTGCGACAACTGCGTCATCGGCGTGCATTGATGGGCGCGGCTTGGCCGGGAAACCGAAATAGCCTATGGACGTCGACCGCCAATCGACGGAGAAAGAGGGAAGCCCCGTTTTTGGGGAGAGTTGAGGTAAGCCGAACCCTCCGGCGAACCGAACCGGCTTGGCCGCCGGCAGCTTTCCCCAAAGGCGGGGCTTTTTTATTGCAAGTTAGGAATCCTTATTGGATTTTGGGCAGAGGTGGTAAGCATGAATCGCATTCAATCCGACGTCGTGTTCGGCAATCCCCCGTGTCAGGACTATCGATCCGTTTTGTGGCGCCGGCGGTTTAATCGCCCGGCACTCGGATCGTGGTCTATCGAGCAGGCTGAAGCAGCGCCGGTAACGGGGCAGGCCCGCGCCGACTACGAGCGCGAGCTCCGCATCAGCGCGATCGGCAAGCTGCTCGAATCGCCGGCCGCAACGCCGCTCTGGCGGCGCGTCTGCAAGCACGCGATGTACAGCGAGATCCGCGGGCGCAGCGCCGACCAGCGACTCGTCATGGAACTGGCGATCCAGGAGTCCATGCGATGAGTGTTCAGGCGATGACATGGGCCATCGAGCAACAGGACATTCGAGACGCCACCGCGCGTCACGTGTTGCTCTGTTTGGCGAACTACGCTGATGCCGACGGGAAGGCAGCGTTTCCGTCGACCTCCCGACTCGAGGCGGATACGGGGCTTTCCGAGAGCACGATTCGTCGCAAGTTGGATCTCCTCGAGGAGATGGGTCTCATCAAAAAAGGCAATCAGGCGATCGTCGCGGCATACATCGAACGCGGCGATCGTCGTCCGGTTTGCTACGACATGGTGATCAAAAAACGGGGTGTCGCCGTGACACCCGGTGACGAACGGGGTGTCACGGTGACGGGAACGGGGTGTCACGGTGACGCCAACGGGGTGTCATTGACGAGCGAACGGGGTGTCACGGTGACACCCAATCCGTCCTTAACCATCAATAAACCGTCAAAGAACCGGTCGCCGAAATCGGCGGAGGTGTCTTTGCCGGAGAACTTCGGCATCAGCGATCGCGTTCGGCAGTGGGCAGAGGAAAAAGGTCATGCGAGGCTTCAGGAGCGACTCGACCATTTCGTCGGTACGGCGAAGGCAAAAGGCTATCGATACGTCGACTGGGATCAGGCGTTTATGAACGCAATCCGAGACGACTGGGCGAAGCTCGGAAACGATGCGGCGTCGAAAAAGCAACCTGCGTTGGCGTGGTGATCGATGAAGACTTTTGGCGATTTCGGTATCCAGCTGGGCTCGAAGAACGGCGTCGAAGTCAAGGTGACTTGTCCGCAATGTTCGCCGAGCCGGAAAAAGAAGAACTATCCGTGCTTGAACGTCAACACGGAAAAGGGCGTCTGGAATTGCTGGCACTGCGGCTGGAGCGGCACGCTCAAGAGCGGCGAATGGCAAAAGCCAGAAGTGCGCCGCGTGTATTCGAAGCCCAAATTCGTGAAGGCGGAGAAGCACGTCGACGAGCTCCAGGCGTGGTTCGATGCACGCGGCATCTCTGCCGCGGTCGTCGAGCGCAACCAGATCACGCTCGGCCACGAGTACTTCCCGCAGGCCGAGGAAGAGCGCGGGTGCGTCCTGTTCCCGTACTTCCGCGGCGAGGATGTCGTCAACGTCAAGTACCGTACGCGTGACAAGCTGTTCCGTATGGCGGCCGGCGCTGAGCGCGTGCTGTACGGCCTGAACGACGTCGATCCTGGCTGCCTCGTATGGGTTGAGGGAGAGATGGACAAGCTCTCGGTCGAAATGGCCGGCGTCAAGAGCTGCGTATCCGTCCCGGACGGCGCGCCGGCACCGGATTCGCGTGATTACGCGCACAAGTTCGACTTCCTGCTCGATCCGGCGATTGAAGCGGTCGCGACGCACATCATCGCGGTCGACAACGACGCGGCTGGTGTGCGTCTGCAGGAGGAACTTGTACGTCGCCTCGGGCGAGACAAGTGTCTGGTCGTCACGTGGCCGGACGGTTGCAAGGACGCGAATGACGTGCTGCTGAAGCACGGTGCCGAGGTAATCGGCGACTGCATCGCGGCGGCGCGCGCGCTGCCTGTCGAGGGGACGTACACCGTCGAGGATTTTCGGCAGGCGATGCGAGATCGGTTCGAGCACGGCGCGCCGCGTGGCATCACGACGGGCTGGAAATCGATCGACCCGCACTACCGCGTCATGCCGGGGGAGATCACGCTGATAACCGGTATCCCGGGCGCTGGCAAGAGCGAATGGCTCGACGCGCTCACGGTCAATCTCGCGCGCGATCACGGCTGGACTTTCGGCGTCTTCTCACCGGAGAACCAGCCGCTCGAATATCACGCCGACAAGTTGATCGAGAAGTATGTCGGCAAGCCAGCTGAGTTCGGGCCGACGGAACGGATGACGGTCGCCGAGCATGAATACGCGATGGACTGGCTCGAGGCGCACTTCACATTCGTCTTGCCGGAAGAGCCGACGGTCGATGGTCTGCTCGACATTGGCCGGTCGCTGGTGCGCCGCCACGGCATCCGCGGCTTACTGCTCGATCCGTGGAACGAGATCGATCACAAACGACCGCCGGCACTTACTGAGACCGAGTACATCTCGCAGTCGCTGACACGGATTCGGAAGTTTGCTCGCGAAAACGGCGTGCATGTCTGGATCGTGGCGCACCCAACGAAGCTGCAGAAGGGCACCGACGGCCGCTATCCGGTGCCGACCCCGTACGACATCGCGGGCAGCGCGCACTGGCGCAACAAAGCGGACAACTGCATCACCGTGCACCGAGACCAGGTTGGCAGCGATGCGTTGGTTGAGGTCCATGTCCAGAAGGTCCGGAAAAAGCAAAACGGCCGGATCGGCATGGTCGAGCTTCGTTACAACTCGGTCATCGGTCAGTACGCGTGCGAGTCGAACTTCATGCCGGACTTACCGCGTACACCGCCGGCAAAACCTCACCATGAAACGGGAGAAGAGTGATGGACGAAACGTGGGTACAGACGTTGATTTGGCGGAAGCCTCCGCTCGGGGTTCCGAGTTTCCTCGACCGCGTATTCGTGGTCATCGGCGACCAAATTCAGATTGCTGCCGTCGAGTTCGGCGTTTTCTTCGACCACCAGACAGGGAAGCAACTTAGCGCGGTTCAGTGGTGGGCGGAGTGCAATTCTGTCCCGGCAATTCTCGCGCAGGAGCAAGCTGCATGAACGACATCGATTGGTCCAAGTACGGCCGAGTTCAGCGGCAGCAGAAGAAGCCGGATGTCGAGATTTCGTTTAGGGACGTCGATGGTCGGATTATTTGCTGCGCTTGGTTTCCTATCGATCGACTCGATGAAGTGATCGATAAACTCCGCACGCAGCGTGATTTCTGGCTGTCCGAAAAGGCCGGGATGTGAAGCAGATTGAGCGAGAGGGATCCGCGCAGCGCTGCATCTGCGAACTGCTCGCGCGCCGCAGTCCGATGACCATCAACGAAATCGCCGAGGCGCGGGGCATCCATCCGCGGGCGACGGCTCGCCAGCTCGATGCATTGGCCGCAGCGGGATTCGTTTCCGCGGCCGGCATCCCAAAGCGCTATACGCGTACCAAGAAGCCGATCCCGGCCATCGTGCCGCTCGCGCCGAAGTCCGCGCGTATCGCGGAGAGCAGGCGGCGCGACGCGGAGCGTGTTTCAACACCGTTCCGGATTCCGGCGCCGACGGACCTCGATCGCGTGATGCTGTCCTGGGTCGGAGCTGAAGCATGATTTCGCTGCGCAACCTGTCCAATCCGGATCTCGTCGGCCACCGCATCTGCGAGTTGCTCGAGCAGCAGGGCATGCTGACCCAAGCGAGTCTCGGTTTGCAGATCGGCGTGCCGCGGGGGACGATTTCGAAGTACCTGACGGCGCTGACTGACGAAGGCTACACGTACATCGCCAACTCCATCTCCTACGCCAAATCGAGCGGGGCTCGAGGTATCAGACGCGGCGTAATCCTGCTCTACGCTCGGACGAAAAAGCCGCTGCCCATGATCACCGGGGATCGCGACGAGGTCACGCCGGCCGAACTGCACCAGATCATGTGCGGCATCGTTCAGCGAGGGAAACAGCTTTAACGTGGTCGCGTCTCCTTCACTACGGTGATTTGCCCGGCGAGTCCGGGTATTCTTTTCTGGAATGCGCCTCGAATCCTCGATCTGCCCGCAATGCAAGCGCCTCTGGCGACTGAACATCGTCGAGATGCTGCGCGAAGCAAAAGGGAAAAGATGGGTGTGTCGCGTCTGCCAGATCGCCAACGAAGCGGATGCCGCAAATAGGCAGCGCGGGACGTCGCAGGAGAACTCGGGACTCGTCCATGAAGATCTCTGAAAGGCAAGTTCGTAGATTTTGGGCGACCGTTGACGTTCTCGGTCCAGATGATTGCTGGGAATGGACGGGCGAGCGTAAGTCGGATGGCTATGGCCGAATGAAGTTCGGCAGTACAGAAAATGGCACGCGTCGTCGCATCGCAGCACATCGGATCGCGTGCGAACTGACGCACGGACCCGCTCCGCAAGAAGGACTCGATGTGGCGCATTCATGTCACAACGCCGGATGCTGCAACCCCAAGCATTTGCGATGGGCAACGCGGCTCGAAAACATGGATGACGCGGTTAAGGCGAAGCGCCAGTGGTCAAAGCTCACTGAGGCCGAGGTTGCCCAAATTCGCCGCGAATATCTGATGGGAAGCGTCACGTATGCCGAATTGGCAACGGCATTCAGTGTGTCTGCGACGGCAATCGGTTGCATTGTCCGCCGGCAGCTTTGGAAGCACTTGTCATGAGCAACCGACCGCAAATATCCGGGCGCGGTATAGAAGAAACGGTACGGGCGGCCATAACCCAGCCGCGAACAACTGGTGCCGAGCCAGCTCGATAAACGTGGCTGAATGGCGGAGTCGCACCGCCAGGACCGACCGGAATGGCTGAACGCACCAAGGCGCAGCAGGTCGACCAAGCCGGATATACCCGCCTCGGCCTAGCAACGCTTCAAAAAAAAGCGGGTGGGAGGTTGCGCCCGCGTTAGAACTTCAGGTGCCAGACAGTACCGTCAGTGAACCGGCGCGAAGCCAATTCGCTCGACGCCGTACGCATCCATCCAAGCATCCCGATCGGAAAAGCCGAGTTCTTCGGCGAGGTAATCAGCGAGTTCCTCGGCTGTCGGCGCCTCAGGCGAATCGAAGTACCCGAGAGGTGCTTCCTCTTCCGGCGTCAAGATGGCGTAGAGCATGTGATCCTCCTGTCTCTACCCATCTTAACGGCGTTACCCGGAAAGTCTTGACGCCGGGGACATCCCGATCAATTTGCCCCGAAGTTCTTGAGCAGGTCGCCGAAAGCGTTCACGCGGGCCCGCTCAGCCTCTTCATTCCTGGCGGCAGGCATATTCGTTGAGATAACCCTCGGAAAGCCTGTCGGCCTCATCGAGGCTGACTGCTGCTCGATGGCGAGCTCGTGTTGTAACTGCAGCGCAGCTTGGACCTTTTTCAGTAAGTTCGGATCGCAGCGGGCAATTTCGAATACAGCCGTCTCCAGAGCGTCAATGCGGGCTTTGAGCAGTTCGTCGTTGTACGTGAGCATGTTTTCGTCTCCATAGCGGGGAAGCGAGTTGGCGGTTGCCAGCTGAGACGGTAGCAGGCTTCGAATGACCGTAGGCTGAGCGAAGACAATCCCTCGCGTGCGCGCACGTACGCGCGTGGAAAGGCTCAGGCGGATACAGCGGGAAGGGATGAGAAATGGAGGAAGAGGGTGTCCTGCGTGCCTCAAAAACGCGTTTCCCGCTCTGCCTCATTCCATTCAAATACCTTTCTGTCACATTCAAATGCTTACATGTTGCAGTGCGTTCGCCGAGATCAGCGTATCGACCAACTGCGGAAATGTCACAAGTGATTGATTTTATTGAGTTGGTGCGGTGCATCTCGATTTGACATAATGGCTGCTATCGGTCGAAACGGGGTATTATCAGCAGCGGATGAGATCAATTCTCATCTTTGTCTTACGAAAACATAACTCTGGGACCACCCAGGGGCCACCGGACGGGGGTGACGAAATTTCGCAGACCACCTCTCCAGTCTGCGCCCGGGAAAAACATTGATGATCCTCCGCGAGGAGGAAAGTCATGGCCCTGACCAATGGAGCGTTGCTGAAGGCGATCTCGGACGATCGCGCGCTCGGTTCCGCGATGCTGTTTCCGCATCGTCATCCGCAGGCGTCGCCGGCGTTCCACGTCGAGGTCATGGACCTCTGGCGATGTGCGGACGAGTGGGTGCTGATCGAGGCGTTTCGGGAGGGAGCGAAATCGACGCTGTCCGAGGAGCACCTGTTGATCGAGGCGTGCTTCGGCAACTTCGGGTACTGCCTGATCATTGGCGAGACGTACACAAAGGCCTGCCAGCGTCTCGAGGCGATCAAGTTCGAGGCGACCCGAAACACGAAGCTGCAGGGCCTTTTCGGCCGGCTGAAGGAGTCGGGGCGGGTCTGGAACGAGCACCAGATGGAGCTTTCGAACGGCGTCCTGCTCGAGGCTCACGGCTGGGAGGAAGAATTCCGCGGCTTCAAGTGGCGCGACATCCGGCCGGATCGGGCGTACCTCGACGACATTGAGAACAAGGAGCGGGTCAAGGACAAGGCTGCGGTCGACGCCTCGATGCGCAAGCTCTACCTCGAGCTGATCCCGGCGATGGACAAGGTCAAGGGCAAGATCCGGGTTACCGGCACGCCATTGGCCGAGGACTGCATGATCACCCGGCTTCGCGAGAATCCGGACTGGACGAGCCGACGCTATCCGATCTGCAACGGCGACATCGACGATCCTGAGACGCGGGCGTTGTGGCCGGAGCGCTACCCGATGGACTGGGTTCGTCGGAAGCGCGACGAGATGGAGCGGGCGGGGCAACTCCGGGGCTTCATGCAGGAGTACATGCTCATGGCGATCGGCTCGCAGGACAAGCCGTTCGAGAGTGAGCATATCCGGGAGTGTGCCGTCGATCCGGCGCCGTGGCTGCCGAAGGTCGTGATCACCGACCCCGCACGGACTACGGACGTGAAGAAGAGCGACCGGACGGGCCGTGTAGTGGTGAGCCGCCTCGGTACGAAAATCTACGTCCACGCATCATCTGGCGAGTTCTGGAAACCCGACGAGGTGATCGAAGACGCATTCAAGACCTCGGCACGATACGGCGATGCGGCCGTCGCGATCGAGAAGAATTCGCTCGACGAATGGCTGCTGCAGCCGATGCGCGCGGAGATGCTCCGCCGCGGCGTGACGCTTGCGCTTCGCCCGCTCACTGCCCCCCAGGATCGGGACAAGGTGCAGTTCATCATGGGCATGCAGCCGTTCTTCGAGGCCGGCGACATCGTGCTGGTCGGCGGGAAAGGTCAGCATCCGAAGCTAGTGGCCGAGATCCTGAACTTCCCCAGCGGCAAGCGCGACATCCTCAACGCGCTCGCTTACTTCCAGCGCGTGTTCTCGGGTTCCCCGGTGTACGAGGACTTCGGACAGTGGAACATCGTGTCCGAGTATCAGCCGAGCCAGCAGCATCCCCTTGCCCTGGCGTTCAATTCGAACGGCACGGAGACAACTGCGGCGCTGGTCTGCATCGAGGGTCAGCGAATCGTCGTCGTGGCTGACTGGATCTCGCCAGTACCTCCAAAGGAAGCGGTAGCCGACATCACGCAGCTCGTGCGCGCCGCGTTTCCACGCGCACGCGTGACAACATGGCTGCCGGCCGATGTGATCGATCAGGCCGACCGCATGCCGATCGTGGCCGCACTTCGCGCCGCGAACATGTACCCGATGCGCGGGGCATACGTGAACGTCGCGCGGGGTGCGCTTTCGCCACTCATTCGTACGGAGGCCAAGGTTCGACGGTTGTTTCAGGTCGACCACGAAGGTGCCAAGCACACGGTCAACGCGATGGCCGGAGGCTACAACTACCCCGTCGACCGCGCGGGAAACCGGAATACGCTCCCCGAGACTGGTCCGCACCGTACCCTCGTCGAGGGACTCGAAGCGGCCGTGTATGTGATCTGCTCGCAGCAAGCGGACGTCCTGCCGGAAGGCGTGAACATGGGCGTGAACCCGCAGGGTGTGAGCTATCTGACCACTTTGCCGCGGAGATGAACATGGCAGTCGATCGCAAAATCACGCCCAAGGCGCCGTCGCAGCGCCCGTCGGATTTCTACAAGGGCAAGCAGCAGGGCGGCGCGTACGGCCGCGCCGAGAAGGTCGGCGAACGCATGTCGGGCGGTCCGATGCGCGAAAAGCTGCACAAGCCGGGTCTGTGATCGTGAAGAAGCGCCGCGAATTCCAGGGTACGCGCTCCGAGTCGCGTCCGGTCGGCGACTTCTTCGCCGAGAAGACGGCGAAGAAACCGAACGTCGACGATCGCCCGAAGCGCACACCGCGCGATCGCGGCACCGGCACGTCGCTCGAGCGCAAGCTCCGCGGCAAGGTGATCGGCTGATCCTTCCATGGCCCGCTCGAAGAAGCCGAAAAAGCAGGATGACAAGCCCGCGGTCGAGACGCTGGACGCGCGGGCGCTCGACGCTGAGAAGACGGGCGAGGAGATCGAGAACTGGGCTGACAAGCCCGATTCCGACGCCTATACCGAAGCGGCGAAGCTGTACCCGAAGATCGCGAAGTGCTACCAGAACAAGCAGGAGCAGATGGACCGCTGCGAGGAGTACTGGTCCATCTACAACGCCCAGCCGGACGAGAATCAGCAGTACTCCGGCAATTCCCAGTGCTACATCCCAGCCGTGCGCAACGCCGTCAACGCACGCGTGAAGCGCACGCTGGCGCAACTTTTCCCCGTGAACCACAAGCATATCGGCGCGACCGGACCGGACGGCAACATCCCCTTCGCGCAGATCAGCCTGCTCGAGCATTACATCCGCTCGGCCGCGATCAAGGATGTCGTGCGCGCGGACCTGATCGCAGGCGACGTGACCGGGCAGTGGAACCTCTACGTCGACTGGTCGCGCACGCAGCGCAGGATCACCGAACTGATCAAGAAGCCGCCGATTCTCGAGGATCACGAGCTGGGCGGGGAGGTCGAAGACGTTACCGCCGACGAGGACGACTGGGACTGGGAAAAGGAATCGAAAGACGTCACGACCGAAGGGCCGGACATCGTTCAGTTCGCCACCGAGGATCTGGCCGTCTATCCGCCGACCTGCAACGACATCGAGAAGGCTACCGCGACTGCGATCCGGCTGCGCCTGACGATCGATGCGGTGGAACGGTTCGTCGACGAGGGCGTCTTCGTCGGCGTCGAGGCGAAGGAACTGATCGACAACCTCGCAAAGCCGGACGGCGGCCGCGAGAAATACGTTCCGCCGAAGAAGCGCACCGGCGACGCAGGCATCCGCACGGAAGGCACGTTCAAGTACGCGCTGATCTACGAGGTCCACACGAACCTGGATCTCGGCAAGGGCAAGGAGCCGTGCTTCGTGTACTTCGCCGGCCAGGACGTGATCCTGGGGATCATCCGCAATCCGTTCTGGTCGGGCAAGCGGCCGATCATTTCGGCGCCGATCGAGCGCATCACGGGCTCGTTCTTCGGGATCTCGAAGATCGAGCCGGTTAAGTTCCTGCAGTGGAACCTGAACGACTTCTGGAACATGGGGCAGGACTCGGCGCAGTACAGCCTGCTACCGATCACGATGGTCGACCCGCTGTCGAACCCGAACTACCAGTCGATGGTGGTAGGCCTCGCCGCGGTGTGGCTGACGGACCCGAACAAGACGAAGTTCGCGAATTTCCCGGCGATCTACAAGGACGCGATCCCGCTCTGCGAGAACCTGAAGCAGCAGATCAACGAGTCGATGGACGTCAACGACGCCATGCTCGGGAAGATGCCCGCCGGCCGGAAGAACCAGGCGCAGATGGCTGCCATGGCGCAGCAGCAGGAATCGAACATCATCGACAACGCGAAGCGGTACGAGGAAGTCATCCTCAATCCGCTGGTCGAATGGATGTTCGAGCTCGATCGCCAGTTCCGTACCGAGGAACTGACGGTCGAAGTGCTCGGCGAGCTCGGCGCGCGCGCCAACCTGCAGACGATCCCACCGCAGGCGTTCGGCGAACGCTACTTCTTCCGCTGGTGCGGCACGTCGTATCAGCAGAACCTGCAGCGCATGCAGCAGATGATCGCCTGGATGAACGTGCTGCGCGGCATCCCGCCTCAGCAGCTCGACGGCCGGCGCCTGAACATCGGACCGATCCTCGAGTACGGTACGGAGCAGATCTTCGGGCCCGAAGTCGCGCCGCGCATCCTGATCGACGAGCGGAACCTATTCCATCTCGATCCTCAGGACGAGAACCTGATGATGCACAACGGCCTGCCGGCTGAGATCCATCAGGCCGACGACGATCGCGCACACATCGCAGCGCACCTACAGGCCGCGCAGCTCACGGGCGATCCGGCTGGTTTGTTTCGCGCGCACGTGCAGCAGCATCAGCAGGCCATGCAGGCGAAGCTCCAGGCGCAACAGGCGCCGAAGCAGCCGCAGGGGCAACCCGGCGTGCCGGGCGGCGCGGGGCCGGGTGTTGCAGGAACGCCGCGTGCCGGCGCACAGCCGGGGCAGCCTCGACCGCAGGGGCCGGCCGGCATGATCCATCCGGATCAGATCGCATCGCCGATGGCGGGGCCGCGATGAAGCGCTTCGTGGCCCGGTGCACGCCGTGGGGAACCATCCAGACCGGCACGTTCTTCCGCTCGCTGTCAGCGATCGAGAAGGATGCAGTGATCGCGCACGAGCGCGCGCACCTGATTCGTCACGACGCGTTGCGCCGGCTCGGGTGGCTGCTGACGCTGCAGTTGATCTTCCGCCCGGAATGGGTTTTCGCGCGCGTGCGCGAACAGGAACTGGCAGCGGATCAGTACGTGAAAGAGCAGGGCCTCGCGGCAGGGCTGCGCATGTTCCTACGCCGGCATCCGCACCCGGGCAGCGCGCTGCACCCGAGCTCACTGGAAAGACTGGAGGCGCTCCGTGTCTGATGCTTTTTTCATCGTGCCATACCAGGTCAAGGCGGAAGGCAAGGACGTCCCGCCGAATGAGATCCAGACGGCGATCAATTCGCTCGCGAACCAGATGACGACTGCACTCAACGTGCTCGGCAATGGAGCGAGCCCGCAGTTCGCCGCAGCGATGCTCGCCTGGTTCAACAGCCTGCCGACTTCGCTTCCGACCACGTCTGGCGTGCTCTGGAACAACGGCGGCACGCTCGCCCAATCGTGAGGTATTCCATGAAGAATATTTTCGCAGCACTGCTCGCGCTGGTCTGCTCGACCGTGTTCGCGCAGAGCTACCCGTCACCGACGTACAACAACCTGACGGTGCAGGGCACCGCGACACTGACGAACCATCCGCTTGCGGTGTCGTCCGGCGGGACGAATTCCGCGACGGCCAGTGGCACGGCACTGGACAACATCACGGGGTTTTCGAGTACCGGATTCCTGACGCGGACTGGCGCCGGCGCGTATTCGTTTCAGAGCCTGACGAACGGCATCGCGCTTTCGAACATCGCGCAGATCGCCGCGAACACCCTGCTTGGCAACGCGACTGGTTCGACCGCCAACGTCACCGCAGTGACCGTGACTGGATGCAACGGCGCTGCCCAGGCGCTGCAATGGACGAACGGGTCGGGATTTCAGTGCAATTCGTCGATCGCGACTTCGGGCGCGAACGCCAATATCACGAGTCTGTCAGGTCTCACCACTGCACTTTCCGTCGCACAGGGTGGTACCGGACGACAGACGCTCACCACGCACGGGGTTCTGGTCGGCGAAGGGACGGCCGCCATCAATCAGTTGGCGGTGGGGACGACTGGACAGGTTCTGGTGGGCGCTACAGGCGCGGATCCGGCATTCGGGTCGAGTGTGGGCGCTCTCACCTTTTCGGGCGCAATTACCCCTTCCTCGACGGCAGGTATCGTCGGAACCGCGACAAACGACAACGCGAACGCAGGCAGCGTCGGGGAATACCTTTCAAATACGACAACCGGCACGTCGGTGACGACACTGACGGCATTTAACGCCACTAGCGTTTCGCTGACTGCTGGTGATTGGGATGTGACTGGGGTTATCAAATGGAACCCGGCCGGGTCGACAGTCATCGCTCAGACTGCCGCCGGGATCAGTACTACGTCAGCAACTTTCGGTGCCACGGGAACTATCGCATCGACCCCGGTCGTTTCCAATAGCCCCGGCGGCTCCTATGTTTTGGTGGCACCGGTAGTGCGAATTTCTCTCGCATCCACCACCACTGTCTACATCGTAGGAAGTGCAAATTTCGGCACAAGCACGATGACCGCAGACGGATTCATTCGCGCTAGACGGGTGAGATAAATGGCCACATACAACGCAGCACCGGCAACGGTCATCAAAGCAACGTGCCAAGGACTCTCGTCATCGGGGGCTTTATCGATTCCGGGACTTCAAATCGGCGATGTGGTGATCAAGATTCAGCCCGCAGGATTTGACGGCGGGTTCGAGGATGCAGTGTCGATCGCCGGTCAGCTTCAGCAAACAACCAATCTCGATTGGTCGCCTGTTGCATTCACGTTCTATCTACTGCGCGGAGTTTGATAATCAGGGAAACCGGAATAAAAAGTGCGGAACCCTGATCAGGAGATCATCGTGCGCAAAACTGTTCTGGCCCGCTTGCTAGGCCTCATCTTCCCGGCCGTTGGCGCCGGCAATCCGCCGAGCATCCCGGATAACGGCGCGATGCCCGATCAGATTGGTCTGTACAACGCAGTCCTCGGCATGAACCCGTTCCAGGAAACTGGCTACAACGTCGCCGCCAACACGTCGGGCTTCACGCTCAGCGCCGCGCAGGTCTCCGGCGCCGCGCAGAACTTCCTGAACCTCACTGGCACGCTCGGCGCTGGCGCGAACGCGCAGCTGCCGACGGTGGCCGCGCTTCTTGCGCAGCTGCCGACGGTGGTGCAGAACGCGCCGATCGGGCTCAGTTTCCAGTTGCGCGTCATCAACAGCTCGAGCGGCGCGTTCGCCTGGACGGTGACGACGAACACGGGCTGGACGCTCGGCGGCACCATGACGATCGCGCAGAACACCTGGCGCGATTTCATCGTCACCATCACCAGCGCGACGACCGCAACGCTTCAGGCGGTCGGTACGGGCACGCAATCGTAAGGGCAGTCATGAGCAAGCTCCTGCAGCGACTTCTCGGTTTCCTGTTTCCTGGCGTCGACGACGACGCTGCGGATCCTGGCGCTGGTGGCGGGGATGACGGCGCTGATCCTGGCGCTGCTGGCGGTGGCGATGCTGACGCTGGCGATCCTGGTGCTGGTGTTCCGGAAGACGATTTCGACTTCGATTTCGTCGAGCCGACTCCAGCGCGACGCCCGACTTCCGAAGCCGATCGACTCGCCGCCCTCGAAGCGGAAGTAGAACGTCGCGGTCGCATGGTGGATGCATCGCGTTCGCCTGCTCCGACTGTGCCCGTCGCAGACCGTGATTTCGAAGCCGAGGAGGCGCGCCTCCGCGATCCGAATCTGGATCCGATGGAGCGCTGGCAGATCCAGTCGAACCGCACGCTGCGCCAGAGCCAACAGGCCGCGCAGGCTGCGCTGTTTCAAGCGCAGGATCTCCGCGATCAGACGCTTTTCGAATCGAAGATCGCGAGTGACCCGCACCGCGCGCGCTATCGCGACCGCGTCGAGCAGGCCGTGCAGGAAGAACGCCGCGCGGGGCGCAATGCCTCGCGTGAGGCGGTCTATTACTTCCTGCTCGGCAAGGACATCGCGGACGGCAAGCTGAAGCCCAAGGCCAAGGCGAAAGCGCCGGCCGCCGACGTGCCGCGCGGCAAGACCCCGGGCGTGCGCTCGAACGTGCCGCCCGCGCGCGGGCAAACCGAACACCAGAAGCGCGCCGCGCGGCTGGCCGACGTGAACATCTGACCAGCACGAGGACACCATGCTGACGAAAATTCTGGCCCTCCTGACGGGCCTCATGTTCCCCGGGGTGACGAACCAGTCGTCGAGCTTCACGGCTGACGTCGAAGCGTACATCCAGGAAGAGGTCGAGCCGCTAGCGCGCCGCCAACTGGTTGCATACCAGTTCGGCAAACCGCTCAAGCTCGACACGAACCGCGGTACGACGTACACCACGTCGCGCTACCAGCGCCTGCCGCTGCCGTACGCGCCGCTGCAGGAAGGCGTCGCGCCCCCGGGTGAAGCGATGACGCTGCAGCAGGTCAGCGCGACCGCGCAGCAGTGGGGCGACCGCGTCATCATCACCGACGTGGCGAACCTCACGATCAAGCACCCGCTGTTCCAGCAAGCGTGCGAACTGGTGTCGCTGCAGATGCCGGAAACGCTCGAGCGCAACACGCTGAACACGCTGCTGTCCGCGCCGCAGGTGAACTACGCCGGCGGCGTCGCAAACCGTGCCGCCCTGACTGCGTCGAATGTGATGTCGCCGCATGAATCGAACCGCCTGTTCGCGTCGATGGCCGCATACGGCGTGCCGCGCTTCAATGGCGACGAGCGCGAAGACATGATGATCGAGGCGGGCGCCTACCGCGATCCGTCGCAGACGCCGCGCGTCAAGCAGCATTACGTCGCGCTGATCAGCCCGTTCTCGGCGCAAGACATGCGCGAGAACTCGTCGGTGCAGCAAGCGTGGGCTTACAGCGACGTCAATCGGCTCTACAACAACGAGCTCGGCGACTTCGGTGGCATCCGCTACTGCGAAACGAACATGATGCCGTACTGGACGGGAGCAGCCGCGATCAACGGCTCCGCGTCGACGTCGGGCGGCCAACTCACGACGGGCACGTACTACATCCAGGTGACGGCCGCGCCGGCTCTGACGTCGGTCGAGCAGACGATCTACCAGGTGTCGTCGTCGATCAGCGTCACGGGCCCGACGGGCGCGATCTCGGTGACCCTGCCGTCGTTCCCGAACTACGTGTTCAACGTGTATATCGGGACGACCGCGAACCCGGCGAACCTCGCCACGGCGATCGGCAATGGCGTTCCGGTAACCGGCGTGCTCGCCGGCCAGGCGACGCAGCTGCAGCCGAACCAGACGATCACGCTGACCGGCGTCGGCGTCTCGCAGGTTCCGCCGGCCGCGCCGGCCACCGGTGTGTCGGTGTTCCCGGTGCTGTTCATCGGCAACCACAGCTACGGCCAGGTGCTGCTCGAGAACCCCGAGTTCCACTACCTGACGGGCGCCGACAAGTCGGATCCGCTGAACCAAACTCGGGTCGTGTCGTGGAAGGTTTTCTACGGCTCGATCCTGCTCAACACGGCCTTCCTGGCCCGCGTTGAATGCGGCTCCGCATTCGCACCGGGCTACCAGGGCGGTACCGTGACCACCCCGTAAGGAGTAACTGATGGCCGCACGTAACTCGCAGGAGCCGGAGAAACCGGCTCCCGGGTCGGCTGATGCCGACGAATTGCTCGGCGGTGCCGCGCCGGTCGAGGAAAGCCGTGAAGAGCTGCTCAAGCGTATCAAAGCGCTCGAAGCCGAGAACGCCAAATTGGGGGCCGCGAAGGATATCGCCGAGGAAGAATCGGCGCGTCTGTCGGCGCAGGCCCAGTCGGCCCTGCTGACGTCGGGCGTTGTCGAACGCTTCGCAGGCAAGGCCGAGGACGGCGAGACGGATCTCTGGTGGTATCGCATCGACCTTGCACCGTGTGGCGGCGAGCACCTGAAGATCAATGGCACGCCGTATCTGCATGGTCACACGTACAAGTTCGACACGGACACCCTCCGCTCGATCAAGGAAATGGTCGCGCGCACCTGGGTGCACGAGAACGACATCAACGGCCATGCCTTCAATCCGTATCGGCAAGCGCAAAACAAGGTGCTCGGAGGCGGCCCCGTGCCGGCCTGGGCACGATCGTAATTCTCCACCCGGAAAGGAAGACCATGTCGCAAGCCTCTCAGGAAGTTACGGCTGCAACGGTGATCGGCAACTTCTCGATCACTCTCCCGGCGCCGAATCAGGCGCAACTCTCGGCCAGCGGTTATCTGGTCGAGGGCGAGGATAAGGCGTCGCTGGACGCCCGGATGGACACCGTGCGCGAGGCGCTCCAGCGTCAGCAACGCATGCTGGAGATCCCGGTCCTCGAAGCCCACATCGAACAGTGGGAAAAGGCGCGTGACGACGTCGCACGCTCATATGCGGATCTGCTCGAACGCCACAACGCGAAAGCGGCCGGCAAGACCGGTTCGAAGGCGCTGTCGAGTCAGGAGCAGGCGAATCTGAAGAATGCGCCGCAGCAGTTGAAGGGCATCGAGGCCGAGCTCGAGAAAGCGCGCAAGAAGATCGAAGCCGCGCGCGCTGGAGCATGAAATGGCCTACCTCCAGGCCCAGCAGATCGTCGCGCGCGCCTGCGCGATTGCGAAGGCGCCGGGATGGTTGTCGCAAGGCGGCATCTATCTGAACATGGTCCTGGAGGACCTATGGCTTCATCGCGACCTGAAGATCAATCGGGTTGTTGAACCGGTCATTGTGCAGGCGAACAACTACGGACCGTTCGTGTTGCCGCTGAACTACCTGCGCACGTACGACCTGTTCTTCCAGCAGAACAACCTACCGTATTTCCTGCACCCGATTTCGCCAGAGGAGTGGGACCAAGAGTTCAAGGATCCATCGATCGCGAACTATCCGTACGAGTTCATGACGCTGCTGTACGATGAGACGACGGCGCAGGCGAACAACTCGGCGGGGCAGCTCTTCATCTACCCACAGTCGTCGGGGCAGATCACGCTCACCCATCGGTACATGGTGAAGCAGCCGGACATCACGACGCCGGAATCGTCGACGGTGATCCCCTGGTTTCCGGACCAGAACTATCTGATCAAGGCTACCGCGGTAGAGCTGATGGGCGAGACGGACGACGTCCGGCAGGAATCGTTCCGTGCGCAGTGCGAGGCCATGCTGCGCACGCACCTGATCATGGAAGGCGACGAGCAGCAAGTCGTCAAGTCGGTGCGGCTCGATCCGCGGCGCTTCCACACGAATCGCACGCTCAAGCCGACGAAGATCACGGACTAGGGCCATGGCTATCCGCAATGCGAAGCCGGTCCGGTTCACCCCGAAAGGGCTGTGCGACGCGTTCGACGCGACAGATGCGTTCGCCGGCGCGTGTCAGCTCCTGAGCAATCTCGTATTCGACCAGGGGAATCCGGAGATCGTCGTCGCGCGCCCTGGCGTAGGCGCCGCGGTCACGTTGTTCGGCTCGTTCACATCCCCGACGTTCGTCTCGGTGTACATCGTGGTCGGAACTATGGTGTACGGGATGGTATCGACCGGGCGGAACGCAGGCAATGACGAGCCGTTCGCCTACAACCTCCTCACGAACAGCTTCGTGACCGTCACCGGCGTCACCGCCGGGAACACGCCGGCCTCGCCGGCGACGAGCGGTCCGTGGACGCCTCCGACGATGGCTGTCATCGGTACGAGCATCATTGTCACGCACCCGGGTTTCAGCGGATCCGGTTCGAACTTCTTCGGCGTTATCAATATCAGCAACCCCGCGTCGCCGGCGTGGAGCGCATCGAACCTCACCACGAACGCTCTGCCCGGCGTGCCGACGGCCGTCGCGAACTTCAACAACCGGGCATGGTACGCGGTGGCGAACGTGGCGTATTTCAGCGATGAGCTTGCGCCGACCACGCGCACCAACGCGACGCAATCCGTCACGGTTGGAGACACGACGCCGATCACGGCGTTCTCGGGCCTGCCGGTTCAAACGACGTCGGCCGGCGTGATCGGCGCGTTGGTGGCGTTCAAGCAGAGCCAGGTATGGCAGATCACGGGCGATACAACCACGAACAATCTGGCGCTGAACTATATTTCACTGACGACCGGTTGCATTGCGCCGCGCAGCGTCGTGCAGGGTCCGTTCGGCATCTTCTTCGCCGGCATCGATGCGCCGTACATCCTGAACTTCCTCGGCACGCTCGTACCGTTGTCGAGCCGGCCGGGGAATGACTTCCCGGCCGACCTGCAGGTGCCTTTCCAGAATACAACGCAGCCGTCGAGAATCAGCGCTGCGTTCGCCGGAAACATCTATCGCGTGTGCGTGCCGACGTTGATCCAGGGTCAGGCGCAGACGAACGACTACTGGTACGACATTCGCAGAAAGCGGTGGAGCGGTCCCCACACCTTCATATACGACTGCGCGGCTCAGTACGGTGAATCGTTTGTCCTGTCCGGTGCATCGTCCGGCGCGGCACTGTTCGTGAGCGCCACCATCCCGACAGCGAACTCCGTGTACCTAGATGCAGGGTCGTCGTTCCTCTGTCACTTGAGATCGTCGAATTTCCCGAAGACCGGCCATATGCAGCAGGTCCAGGTCGTTGAATCGACGATCGAGCTGGCGTCGACCGGAGCCACGGTGAACTTCAACCTGACCGCTTTGGACGATCAGCAGAATACGCTCGCCACAACGTACATCCAGACGAATTCCTCGGGCTCCACGTGGGGCGGATTTCTTTGGGGCGGCGCCAACTGGTCATCGAACGGCAGCATCCCGCACGTGTTCGGCATCCCATGGCCGAAGGCACTCGTCTTCCAAAAAATGTCGATCGATGTTTCGATGACCCCGGTCAACAAGGCTCAGATCGGGACCTTCTTCGCGCGGTATCAGGACACCGGCTATACCAACCAGGGGTAGAACATGTCGAACATCATCGGAAACCTGCCGGTCGCTTTGTCCAACGGTACGACCGCCGACGCATCTCAGGTCATGGCCGACCTGAACTTCATCGTCAACCAGGTGAATGCGAATGCGCTCCCAAACGGCGCGAGCAGCATGCCGAATCTCGCCGCAATCGGTCCGGTTCCGACCTTAGCGCTCACGGTCACGTATGACCCGGGGCTTCAAATCACCAACACGTCCGGCGCCGACGGAGCGGTGATTATGCTGCTGGGCAACGGGCCGACTACTCCGAGCAAGCGAATCCGCGTAACGAACGGTGTCCTGCAAGTCGTGAATGACACGAACACGACCGTGCTTACGTCGATCGACGACGCCGGAAACCTTATGGCAAAAGGGAACCTTTCTGCATCGGGCAGCGCATTTATCACCGGAAGCATGACGGTCGGCGGCGACATCACGGCGCAGTCCGACCGCCGTACGAAATCCAGAATTAAGCGCATCCGTAACGCCACTGAAACCGTGTTGGCGTGGGTGGGCATCACGTTCCAGCGCAAAGGCGACAAGACGAAGCGGCGGCACGCCGGCTTTGTCGCCGACGATATGCCGGCGGAACTCGTCCATACGGATGAAAACGGGATCAAGAGCCTGGCATATGGCAACGCCACGGCCTACCTCGCCGAAGCGTTCAAGGAGCTCGAATCACGAGTGCGCAAGCTGGAGGCAGCGAAGTGACTCTCCCGGCCTCGTTTCCGCTTTCGATTTCCCAGGTTGCGACCGAGCTGGGCCTGTCTCTCCCGCTGTCGATGAGCAATTCGTGGGTGATCGCGTTGGCGGGAAAGAGTGCGCTTCCCGTCAGCTTCTCGAACCTGCTTGGCAAAACTGGACGCTTCGACGGGAATTTGACCACACAGAGCGGGGGAACGTCTCCGCCCACGGTGAAGGTAATTCCGAATACGACGTTTTTCGGCGGCACGATCGCCACCGTGGCAAGCAATACGGGCGGTGGATGCAGTCTGGTGTTTTCGTCGACGCCAAACTGGACCGGAAAAATCCGGATCACCAACAACACGCTCGGTCTATCTGCGGTGTTTACCTTCGCTGGCGGAAATCTGTGGACCACTTCGACCGGGGGAGGATTCATCGGAACGGTGGGTTCGACCTACAGCTTCACCATCTTGCCCTCGAGCTGATCAACTCGGGAAACAAAACTACGATCACCACCAACAATCGGGGAAACCATGGGAAACCGGACTCTCACCGAAGACGACGTCAAAGCGATTGCCGAGCAGATCGAAAGCGGCATCACCCAGCGTTTCCAACTCAATGTCGGCCGCGGGATTCTGGGTCTGGTGTGGCGCGTTTTCATGTATGCCCTGGTTGCCGTCGCAGCCTACGGAGCAGGCGGCGGCCTCAAGAAGTTCTTCTAGGAGATGGACATGCTCGAATCGATCAAATCCGCCATCGAGGCACGCTTTCAGGCGCTGGCCAATGACGGCCGTGCCTTCGTCGACAAGGTCGAGGAAATTGTGGGGCTCGGCAACGCCGCGAAGGAACTGTCCGACCTGGAATCGCGCGTGACCTCGATCGTCAACGATGCCGAGGCCACCGTCGAGAAGAAGGTCGAGCAGATCCTGCACACGGTGGGCAAGCTGTGAGCAGCTTCGACGACGCCTTCGCGGCCCTGATGGGCAACGAGGGCGGGTATTCGAACAACCCGGCCGATCCTGGTGGCGAAACGATGTGGGGTGTTACCGCTCGCGTCGCGCGTGCCCATGGGTACGGCGGTGATATGCGCCAGTTGCCCCAGACCACGGCGAAGTTGATCGCGAAAACTGTCTACTGGGATCCGTACTACTGCGACCAGTTCGATCCTCGCATCGCGTTCCAGGTGTTCGACGCCGCATACAACGGCGGTCTGCCTGTGACGTGGCTGCAGGAAGCTGCCGGCCTGAAGCCCGATGGTCGCATTGGCCCAGTGACGATCGCCGCGGTGAACGCGGCCGATCCGTTGCGGATCGTTGCGCGCTTCCTCGCATACCGGTTGAGGTATCTGGCCGATCTGCACAACTGGCCAGCATTCAGCCACGGGTGGGCGAATCGCATCGCCAACAACCTTTTGAAGGGAGCCGCGTGATGGGATTCCTCGATCCGATTTCCGCAGTCTCCGACGTTGTCGGGAAAATCATTGACCGGGTTTGGCCGGACCCGGCGCAGGCGGCTGCGGCGAAGCTTCAGTTGCTGCAGCTGCAGCAGACTGGCGAACTCGCACAGATCACCGGTCAGATGCAGATCAATCAGGCCGAGGCCCAAAGCAGCGATCCGCTGCAGCACTGGCGTGGCGGGATGGGTTGGGTGTGCGTGGCCGGCTACGCATGGAACTTCGTGCTGCGTCCGGCGATCAGCGACATTTCCGCGCTGTTCGGGCATCACATCGTCTTGACGGAAATGGACCTTACGCAGCTCGCGACGATCACGATCGGCATGCTTGGACTCGGCGGGATGCACGTCTATCAGCAGGTGAAAGGGAAATGAACAACCTGATCCGAATCGGTGCAGGTATCGACACGGCCCCGTTGCTACTTGCCATCGCGCGTCAGCCCGGTCTTTGGAATCGGCATACCGCCCGTACCGATCCAAAAGGCGGTCCTCACGCTGACGTCTCCGACATCTGGCTTCGGTACAACGACGAGAAGCCGTATAAGGCCGCCGGTGACTACACCGGATTCAACGATGCGCACGATGCGATCTTCTATCCGGAATGGTACGCGCTGCCGCAAGTACGGCCGATCGTGTTTGGGTTGATGGCGCGCGTCGAGGGAACTCGGCTGGGTGGCGTCCTGATCACGAAGATTCCGGCAGGGAAGCGCGTGCTGCCGCACGCCGACGACAACTGGCACGTGCGGCACTACAACACCAAGCTTTACGTCCCGTTGCAGTCGAACGCGAAGTGCTGGAACCGGGTGGAGGACGAAACGGTGGTGATGGCGCCGGGCGAAGTCTGGTATTTCGACAACACGAAGGAGCACGAAGTGATCAACGAAGGCGACGACGATCGGATCACGTTGATCGTGTCGATCAGGTGCGAGAAATGACTATCAAGCATCACTTCACCGCCGGCGGCGTATATGCCCGTGAACAGACGCTGCACGCCGGCGAGGAAGTGCAGAAGCACGTGCACGACTATGACCACCTCAGCTATCTGGCGCACGGCACCGCGATGCTCGACGTCGACGGGGAGCTGAGCGTGCTGCACGGTCCGTGCATGCTCGAAGTGAAGGCCGGCCGCGTGCATCGCATTACCGCGCTGACAAACCTGACATGGCTCTGCATTCACGCTGAAAGCGTTGCGGACCCGGAAACGTTGATGAAGGGGTGAAGCCATGCCGTGGGGAGCAGTCGCTGGGGTAGTCGGGAGCGTCGCGGGCTCCGCAATTTCCGGGGCCATGTCGCCTAGCACGTCGGGCGGCGGCGGATCCTATTACGTACCCACTGGGTTGCCAGCCGCAGATTCGGGCTGGATCGGCTTGCTCGGACAGCTCGGCAACACGTACTACGGCACCAATCCCGACATCCTGAACACGCTGCAGACCGCGTTCGGCAATTCGCTGAACGCGAACGGGCAGTACGCGCCGGGCTACCAGAATGCTGCGAATGCTGCCGGCACAGCGTACGGCAACCTCGCGAACTCGATGGGCACGCAGGCGACCGGAAATTACGGTATGCAGAACGCGCTGCAACAGGCTGGCGCGAACGTCTTCAACATGGCGCTCGATCCACAGAACGCCCTGTACGATCGGACGCGCCAGCAGCTGCAGGACCAGACCGGTATCACGAACAGCATGTACGGTCTCGGGTCGTCCGCAGCCGGAGCAGGCGTTGCGAACCAGGCTCTTTCGAACTTCAACATCGACTGGCAGAACAACCAGCTCGGGCGAGCGGTTCAGGGCCTGCAGGGGTATGCCGGCGCTGGAAATACGGCGCTCAACTACGGGCAACTGGCGAACCAGCAAGCGTCGGCGGCGCCGGGGTACATGCTGTCGGCCGGGTCAACGCCGTACACGACCGCAACGACGCTGGCCGGTGCACCCATTTCGATGACGAATGCGTACACGGGCGCGCTGAACAGCGGCGTGTACGGTCCGATCGAGGGCATCCAAGGCCAGATCATCCCGTACATGAATCAGGGTATCGGCGCGCAGGCGGTGCCGTTCCAGAGTCAGGCTCAGGGCGCGGGAGCGCTCGGCAGCATGGTTTCGCAGGGAATCAGCGGCCTTGGTAGCAACTCACAGGTTCAAAACGCTTTCTCGAACTTCTTCAGTCCCGCAAGCGGATCATTCAGCGGTGGCGATTTCAGCGGTGCTTTCACGTCCAGCCCGTACTACTCGGGCGGCGGGAACTCGTACGGTTTCACGATGGGGTAAGCCATGGCCGGACTCGCAGGGCTTCCGTACTTCCTACAGTACCAGCAGCAAGCTCAGGAGAGCGCGCTGCGGCGTCAGTACGCGCAGTTGCAGCTTGCATCGTTCCAGCAGGAGCAGCAGGATCGTCAACGCAAACAGGCTGCACTCGAGGCGGCTGGGAACGCGCTGCCGATGCTTCTTGCACCGCAAGGGCAGCAGGGACAGCCTGCGCAAATGCCGCCCCCGCCGCAAGCGCCGAACCCTGGTCAGGCGTCCATGCCGGCTCCACCGATGCAGGCTACGCCTGCGCAGGGGCAGATTCCTCCGTTGCCTCCCGGGATGCCGCCAGGCGTGTCTGGAACGACCGGCGCCATTGGAAAGCCTCCGCTTCCTCCGTTCCAACCCATGCCGACTGCAGGTTCTCCGGCGCAAGCCACGCCGCCGCAGATTCCGGCTCCTCCGTCGAACGTTCCGGGACCGATGCAGCAATCGTCCGGGCCGCTTTCGCTCGACGGTGCCATCAAGGTGCTGAAGGATCAGGGGTTGTCTGGCGCCGACCTGATGGCCGGCTTGCAACAGCTGACACCGATTCTTGATTCGCAGGCGAAGCAGCAAGCTGCGCAGATCCAGCAGCAGTTCCAACACCAACTGCAGATCGCTCAACTTCAGGAACGCTACGACGCGCTGCGCCAGCGGGCCGAGGACAATGCACTGAACCGCGAAGATCGTCGGCAAGCCCGCGCCGAATCGAATCAGCTACGTGCTGAATCGATCGCACTTCGCCGGCAAGCGATCGCGATGGCAAACGGTGACGACGCGAAATTCTCGCCCGACGATCTGAAGTTCCTGGCGGAGCAGGCGCGCGCGGGTGACACATCGGTCTACCAGAACCTCGGCCGCGGCGCACAGGGCGCGAAGAATATCATCGCGCTGCGCCGCGAAGTGATGCGCCAGGAGCGCGAGGCGGGCGGCACCGGCGCGGATATCGCCGCCGCGAACGCCGGCTTCCAGGGGGAGAAAGCGGCCGCGCGGACGGGTGCCACGCGCGCGGCGAACATCGGCATGGCTGTCGCGGAAGCGCAGAAGACTTTCCCGCTCGTGCGCGAAGCGTCTGCCGCACTGCCGCGCACCGAGTTTCCGGGCGTGAACCGCGCGATGCAGGCGGCCCAAACGGGCACGGGCGACCCCCGTGTCGTTGCGCTCGGCACCGCACTGAACACGTCGGTGAACGCCTACGCGCGCGCGATCAGCCCGACCGGCGTGCCCACGGTGTCCGACAAGGAGCATGCACGCGAACTGCTGTCCACAGCCAGCACGCCAGAGCAGCTGAACGCGGTGCTGTCGATGATGGAAAAGGAAATGTCGGCGGCCCGCCAGGCGCCGACTGAAGTGCAGGCGCAGCAGAAGGCCCGCATTTCCGGCCGAGGTGAAGGCGCGCCGGCCGTAGGCACGGTCGAGGGCGGTTACAGGTTCAAGGGCGGTGACCCGTCGAAGCAAAGCAACTGGGAGAAGATGTAATGGCCGGCCCGTGGGAAAAATACGCGCAGGACACCGCTGCGTCGACGACTGGGCCGTGGGACAAGTACGGCGGTTCGGCGCCGGCGGTGGCTGTACCGCGCGGCCCGGTTCCGCCTCTCGACCGCCTGCCGCCTGATAGCCCGGCACCAGCCATGACGTCGAAGCATGCCGACACCATCGCGGAGCGCCTGCTTGGCCTAGGCAAGAGCGCGGTCGGGCTCGGTGAAGCCGGCCTGTCGGCTGCAACCGGCGCGCTGGCCGCGCCCGTAGGCGCCGCATACGGTATCGGCAAGACGCTCACGAGTGGCAAGTACGGCACGCAGCAAGGTATCGACGAAGGCGAACGCGCCGGCGCCTCGCTGGCCAACAAGCTGACGTACCAGCCGCGCACCGCGGCCGGCCGGGCCGACATCGATGCGCTGAGCAATTCAGGGCTGATGCACGCGCTGCAGGGCCTGCCGGTCGAGTCCCCGATGATCGCGCGGATCCCGGAAGTGCCGCGCGGCGTGCTGGCGACCGGCGAAGGCGCAGCAGGCGCCGCGCGCGCTGGGGCGAATGCCGTCGGCCGCAGTGCCGTGCGCGCCGCTGCTCGTGCGCTGCCTGAAGTCGATCCGGAGACGCTGCGGCTCGCGCGCGAGGCGCACGAGATGGGTTTCCGCTTCCGGCCGGACCAGATGTACGAGAACAAATTCGGGCGCATCGCCGGGCAGTTGTCGTCGGACGTGCCGTTCTCCGGCGAGACGTCGGGCGCGAACCAGCGCGTGTTCAACCAACGGCTCATCAGCGCGATCGGTGGTGAAGGCGACAAGCTGACGCGCCAGGTGTACGCCAACGCGATGAAGAAGTCGGGGACCGAGATCGACGCAATCACGGCCGCCCACAGCATCCCGGTCGACAACGCATTCCTGAATCGCCTGCAGCGCGCGAAGGGCAACCAGCTGCCGGAGGTGCAGGGCGTCGTGCAGGGGTATATCGACGATCTGGAGGCGCTGGCCGGCCCGCGCCAGACGCTCGCCGGTGGTGGCGCGACATCGGCTGCGCGGCAGCTTGATGGGGCGAAGTTGCGCCCCTTCCTGACGAAGCTGAAGTCGACGATCCGCAGCACGTCGAACGGGGATCTGCGGCACGCGCTGAGCGATCTGCAGGGGGAAATCGAAGATTCGTTCTTGCCGCAGTTGTCGGCCGATGAAGCGGCGCGCTATGCGGCCGCGCGACGCCAGTATGCGATCGGGAAGACGATCGAGCCGCTCGTGGCTAAGTCGCCGGGCGGAAATATCAGTCCGAAGGCATTGATGGGCGCAGTCACGTCGAACGCGTACGGTAAGCGCGCGATGGCGATGGGCCAGGGCGGCGAGCTGGGCAAGCTGGCGGACATCGGTTCGCTGTTTCTGCGCGAGCCCGGCACGTCCAACACGGCCGAGCGCGGCATCGTGGCCGGCGTGCTTGGTGGCGCGGGGCTCGGCGTTAACCCCGCTGCCGCTGTGGCGCCCTGGGCCGCCGCCAACCTGTACAACCGCGCCGGGCCCGCCATCACCGAACAACTCCTTCAACGGCCGCCTGCCCCATGAGAATCCTCGCGATCGACGTCGGCTCGAATTGCCTCGATTGGCTGATGCGCTGCCAGGAGTGGGGGCATCAGGTCCTCTGGTACGACAAGCCGCGCCCGGACGGCACCGACCGCCACGCCGGCGAAGGCATCGTGCCGAAGATCCGTGACTACGACGAGCTGCGTCGGAAGTGGCTGGGCTGGGCTGACCTGATCTACACGCCTGACAACGTCAGCTATCTCGACATGCTTGAGCCGTACCGCCGAATCGGTTATCCGATCTACGGCTGCAACCTGGCGGCCGTCGAATGGGAGCTCGACCGCGAGGCGGGACAGAAGGTCATGGAGGAGTGCGGGATGCGGATCATCCCTGGCAAGACGTTCCACGACTACGATTCCGCGATCGCCTACGTGAAGAAGCACGGCAAGGCGTTCGTGTCGAAGCCGTCCGGTGATGGTGAGCGCGCGATGTCCTACGTCGCCGACAGCGCGGCCGACATGGTCTACATGCTCGGCCGGTGGGACAAGATCGACAAGTACCGCTCTGCCGCGCGCAAAGACGGCTTCATCCTGCAGGAGAAGATCAGCGGCATCGAGATGGCCGTGGGCGGCTTCTTCGGTCCGGACGGCTGGTCGAAGGGCTGGGTCGAGAACTGGGAAAACAAGAAGCTGATGAACGGCGACTTGGGTGTGAACACGGGCGAGATGGGCACCACGGTGCGCGTCGTCCGGCAGTCGAAGCTTGCCGACGAGGTACTGAAGCCTGCTACCGAGCACCTGAAGACGATCGGCTACGTCGGCTACGTCGACGTCAATTGCATGATCCCGACCGACGGGAAGGGACCGTATCCGCTCGAGTGGACGATGCGCGATGGCTGGCCGATCCGGCACAATCTGACCGCCCTGATCGAGGGCGACCCTGCGCAATGGATGGCCGACAAGATCCAGGGCCGCGACACGCTGAAGATCCGCATGGACGAAGTGTGCATCTCGGTGCTCATGGCGCTGCCCGACTTCCCCTACTCGAAGATCACGAACAAGGAACTGTGCGGGATCCCGATCTATGGCGCAGAGGACATGGAGCACCTGCACTTCTCCGAGGTCATGATGGGCGTGGCGCCGCGCGAAGTGAACGGCAAGGTGGTGAACCTGCCGGGTCCGGTGACGGCCGGCGACTACGTGCTCATCGCGACGGGCACAGGTGAGACGATCACCGGCGCGCGCCGGTCGGCCTACAGCGCGATCAAGAAGGTGAAGATCCCGAACAGCCCGTTCTACCGCACCGACATCGGCGTTGGCCGGCTGAAGAAGCAGCTGCCCGACCTGCAGGAGATGGGCTACGCGAAAGGGCTTTCCTACTAGGAGAACGTAATGGCCACTAAAAGATCCGGCGCCGGTCCCATGAGCATTTCGGCGGATGAGAAACGCTGGCGCGCACAGTCCGATGCTGACACGCTCGCTCGAGCTCAGGAAATCATGCAGGACCGAACGCGCCATTCAGCAGCGCAGGCGCACGCGGCGAAAGAAGCAAAGCGGTACTCGACTGTCGCAAATACAGCACGCAAACCTGCTGCGAAAACACCGACGCGGGGTCGCAAGTGAGACGCGCGATGCGCGCCGGCCTGATCTCCGAGGAATCCATCAAGACGGCTCTGACGGAAGCCAAAGGGGACATCTTTCTGGCTGCGTCGACGCTCGACTGTACCGCCCACGAGTTGGACGGATACATCCGTGCGTCGGCCGAACTTCAGGGATTCGCCGCGGCAATCGAGAAAGTCAAGATCGATCCGTCTTACTCGCGCATGAGCAGCGAGCAGTTTGACGCGCGAGTAGCGGATCTCACGCGCGCATACAAGGTTGTCGGACTCGAGGAGCTTCATGGTCTGGCGACTATGAACCACAAGGACAGCGCAGCGATGGCGAAGGTTAAGCTGCAGGCTGCGATCGCCCTCCGTGGTGGAGAACAGCGCGCCGTCGGCGATCGAGAAATTGAACATGCTCTGTCCGAGCTCAATCAGCTGTACCACGCCAACGCTCCACGAATCAAAGAGATCCGCCAGACCGTCGTCAAACTTGAAGATGGTCGGGAAGCGACTCAACAAGTGATCGAACTTCAGCAAGATCAGCAATAG